GGCAAAGACAGGGCCAAGCACATATTTTGTGTACCACTTACCATCAATCTGCTCAACACCAGAGGCTTGAGAATATTGGTAAACAGTACCGCCTGTAGCTTGTGGGCCTTCAAAGACTACATCAGCACCCAAAGCAGTTAAGACTTCAGTTGTTGTTATGTCCCATGATGGGCCACCATTGGCTTTTGTGTATGCACGAAACTCTGCTTCGTACATGACTGCGCCTGTTTGTGTTCGTATTTGCATGATTTTTCCTTATGCGATTGCCAAGAAGATGTATGTGCCGCCAGAGGAATTTAACCCTGCTGGTGCTGCAGCTGTGACCTTGAAGCCAGTAGTATCGGTGTCAACATAGTTAGTGCCTGTAACTTGCGCAGCGGAACTATTCATTAAAAAGTACGGGTCGGTACTAGACGATAAGCCTCGGCTTGAATCGTAAACATACCAGTCGCCTGTACTGTCAGTGCGCTTAATAAGAACAAACCTTGCACCACTTGTAAATCCACAGTTAACAGTTTGAAGTGCGCCTGTTCCTGTGTATGAGCCTACTTTAGAGACACCTGCACACGTTGCAAATAGGTAGACTACATATGTTGCGGTATTTGCATTTATAAGTCCTGATGCAGCAGACAGATATAGTGTGGTTGAAGTTGGCTGTGCAGTAAGATAATCTTCTGACACATAGTTATTTGTCGTGGAAGCGTCTAAAGTGTTAAGCGTGGAGAAACCATTTGAAGTAGCACCAATACTATGTACAACCCCCCAACCAATTGCTGCGCTACGTTTTTTAAAAATCATTATTTCAGGCATTACGCCTAAGTTGTGCGTTACAGTCCTGTTAACTCCAGTCCCTGTATAGCAAACCTCATCAAAGAAGCTAGGAGCGCGCCTAAATGAGTAAAACAAGTTTGCACCAAATGCACCACTAAGCCATCCGTTTTGATAATCAAACTTATACGAAGCTGCCGCAGATTCTGCCGCAGTTGAACTCGGCACTAATTCTTGTGCGCCTCTCAGCCTGTCTGCAACATAGTAGCCACCGCTAGATGTGTAACCAACAAGACCAAAATCGACAGGGAACGATGAAGATGCGTAAGGCGCAGACCCGTTTTCTGTAAGTGTCACCCCAAACACGTTTGTCCCGACTGTAGGCACTTTCATTGGGCCTCTACGAATGGCTATGTATATCCATGACGACCCAGCAACAGCGTTTTGATAAAATCCCGTTGATGTTGGGTTTATGGTTGTTGCTGTGCCAGTTGCATTTGACAAGTTTGGGTAAAGAGGAAGTGCGCCACCTGTGTTGACAGTAAATCCACGCATATTGTCAACTATGTACCATTGACTAGTGGAATCAGTCCGTTTAAGTAACAACCACTGTGGCTCATATCCTAAATTTATAGTTGCGTTACCAGAACCATCAGCAGTAAAAGACCCACACGAAATCACATTGTCTGTACCAGTTAGACCAAAGCCTCCTGCGTCATGGGCATAGATATATGCCACGTATGTACCGCCAGAAGCGTTAACCGCACCAACAGTGCCAACAGAGAAAACTGTAGATGTAGGCTCTGTATCATTAAATATGGCAGTACTTGTACCTTGGGCATTTGCAAAGCTCAATATTAAATATTTTGTTGCACCTAATGAACGATGGTAAACAATCCAATCCGCCGCCGCATCTGTACGTTTAATAATAATACAACCCGGCACAGAACCCAAGTTATGCGCCACAGTTCTTCCAGCAACTCCATTACCTGTGTAGGTCACAATATCAAAGAACTTTGGTTGCTTGCGGAATGTCCATGAGGCATAAGTTCCAGCATTTGCGTTGTATGCGCCATTGATACCAACTGAAAAACCAGATGTACCAAAAGAAGTAATTCCTGTGGCAGTTGAATAATTTCCGTTGTCTAAATCAGAAAAAATAGCCAACCCTGCCCCACGAGCAGTATCTTGCCATTGATGTGAATTTGCGGCACTTCTTTGTTTAATCCAAACCAAACCGCCTTTGGTAGAAATATCAATATTGTTGGTAATGGTTTGTGACGTGCCGTTGCCTGTGTAGAGATATGTGCTGAACACCTCCTCGATGTAATTAGGCACAACAGGAACACCACCACCAAAGGCATCGTAACTAGCCGCACCAGAAGTTGCTTGTAATGGCATGGTTTAAGCCTTAAATTGTGTGTTGCTTGCCAAGACTGTGAAAGTCGCACTACCTGTTTTGATAATCAAATAACGATAGCTATCAATGCCACTAGCATTACCCGCAGTAGGAGCACCACCTAGCCACCTTGTAGTCACTCCAGTAGCTGTACCATCCACTTGCACAGCAGAGTTGTAGTAAGCAGTAGAGCCTTGAGTCACCAAGAAAGCCACAGTCATTGATTGACCTGTACTCATCAAAGTATTCAATGAAGTACCGCTAGAGCCTCTGAAGTTAACTGTCCAGTTAGCACTTGCGTTACTTGTGTAATACAAGACCGATTGAGTGGTAATGTCGTAGTTAATCGTTCCTGTAGCTGCTGTCGCTGATACTGTGGTAATTTCTGCCGTATCGTTCAGCACCATCGCAATGGCGCTTGATGAGCCAGAGAAAGTGTTTGTGCCTGTAAATGTTTGTGTTCCTGCAAGTGTCGCGTCACCAGTAGCAGCAGCAGCAAAACCTAATGTGCCGGACCCGTTAGTCTTGAGGACATAGTTGGCCGTGCTGTCAGCTGTGGGCAATGTGAATGCTGTGACAAAGCTCTGTAAGTTGGAGTCATAGGCCAGCACATCAGTGCCAATGGCCACGCCAAGTGCTGTCCTGGCTGCTGATGCCGTAGCGCTACCAGTGCCGCCTTTTGTGACTTTTAGCACTGGACCAGCGTCAAACAGCGCGTCAATGCTGTCTAAATCGGTATTGATCTTTGTTCCCCAGGTGTCGGTAGATGCACCAACTTCTGGTTTGGTAAGCAATAGATTCGTGGTGGTTGTATCAGCCATTTTTCACCTCATGCGGCAATTTGCCAAGATTCACTATTATCAGCAATTGGAGTCCAAGTTTCACTTGAATCACTAATTGCAGTCCATGTTTCAGCGTTATCGCTTTCTGATTGCCATTTTAGTCTTGCATCGACTGCCATGGATGACACTGCAATAAACAGAATTTGAGCAGACTGTGTGAGCTGCGCATTTACTTCCATGGTGCTATTGGCAACAATGACTATGCCACTGCTGCCAATAATGGTCGTTGATACTGTCAAAGTTGATGTATCAATAATTTCAATTGCGCCAATAGCCACTCTGGTGGCTGCAATCGATATTGTGCTTGTGTCACTGATTAAAGCCTCGCCAATGGCATACCGGACACCATTCACCTCCATGGTGCTTGTGTCACTGATGCTGGCTGCTCCTATGGCATAGCGCACCCCATCCACAGCAATGGTGCTTGTGTCACTAATGGCAAGTGATACAGAAACAATCGTATTTGCGCCAATCGTGACTGTGCTTGTGCTAGATATTGATATTTGCGCATCAATATATTTATTGGCAGACACCGCCATTGTGCTGGTGTCATAAATTTCAAATTGAGCACTAGAAACGACTCCAGCACCAATGCTCATGGTGCTGGTTGAAGAAATGGAAATACTTGCTAGGCTTATGCCATAAGAATATTTTCCATTTCCATAAGGTCCAGAACCATAGGCGGCCATATCACGCCAAAGTGATGCTCAATGAAGATGCTGGAATGCGCAATACATCACCAGAATTGATGGTGCGAGCTGTGGTCAGTGGCGCCCAGGCCAAAAGATTGCCAGTGGTGCTTGCATCAAAAATGCCGGCCCAGCCAATTGATCCCCAGTTTCCACCAGAGGCAGCCGCAAACTCAATTGCTGCTGCATTGGTGAATGTCGTGGCCGTACCAGAGCCGGAGATCGTGCCAGTCACCACCCGTGCGTAGCCATTGCCAGAGACCTCAGTGCCGCCACCAGTGTCACTGGGTGCAGCTGTGAAAAGGCCAACATACCAGGCTGTGGGGCGCGTTGCAGTATTTGTGGTGAAAACCCAGTTCAAAACTAGGTTTTCGGTGTAATCGGTAAAAGATGACATTTTTTAGTCCTTATCCAAAAGTTTTAGCACGGGTGAGCAATGCACCACCAGAAGACGCACCGCGATCATCGGCAGTTTGTAAATCGTTTAAGGCTCGCTCATAGAGCGTTGCCCATGTCTGGATTCTCGCATCATCTTGCAAGTATGGCGCAGCCTGGAGCAATGCCCCATACAGATAAATATCAGGACTCGATGACAAAAGCCAGTTGCTGGCCACACTGCTTGATAACTTTGTTAACTTGGCGTAATAGGTCAGCTCGGTCGTGTAGTTACTATCTGGTGTTGGGACAATCCTAAACTGGCCACCAACAACACCAAAGAATTTTGGCTTGCCGCTGGCCGTGTAATTGGCTGCCTCATTGTCCAAGGCATCAATGCTCAAAAACTGCAATGGGGTCTGGGGATTGGTGCTTGTGAGCTTCAAAGATTTGGTCTCAAGAAAGTCGCTTGGCACTGCGCCATATTGGGCGTCAAAAGAAGCATTGGCCCTGACAATCATCT